TGTAATTTTGCGAAAGTAGTTTGAATCCAGCTATTAACATCACCAAATGAATTAATAACTTTCATTCCCATTGCTTTCTTTATGAATCCTAATTTATCCAATTTTGCTGAATTATCCAAATATTTTTGGTTAATTGTTAGTTTTTTATTGGTTGGTATTTCGGGATCTGATAATTGCATAAGTTTATAGTTCCTTTCAATTATCTTTTTACCATCTAAAATCTTATCATAGAATTTATTTTCACTCTTACGATTTTCGCATAGAATAAACATATCATCTATTGTAATTTCTTTTTCTTCCACCACCTCTGGAAATCTCTTAATAATAGTTTTAAGACCACACCCAGCAATACCATCAATATTATCGGACTTATCACCATCAAGAGTACGATAAACCATAAAGTTTGCAGGATGAACACCATACTCTGATATAACAAGGTTGGTATCGTATAATTTTTTCTTAGTCGGCGAATAAACTTTAACTCTTTCATTTACTAATTGTAGGAAATCTTTATCAGCACTCATAATAACTGCCGATTCATCCTCTTTTAAAAGTTGTGATGCAATATAGCCCATAACATCATCTGCTTCAATACTATCATATAGCATAATTTCCACAGGTAGATACTCTAGGAGTTCGATTAAACCAATCATTTGTCGTTTCATAGATACACCTTCTTCTTCTTTGTTCATCAAATCTGAGTATGCTCTATTCACTCTAAAACGATTGTTGCCTCGGTTCTCTTTATAACCACTATATAAATCCTTTCTACTTTTAGAACCACCCTTACCATCAAATACAATTATACAACGAGTTGCATTATATTCTCTGATAGCATATCCGATACCTTTTAATGTACCTACTATGCCGCCAATGTGGTCTCCGTTATCATCCATTGTAGGATTTACCGTCCAACTTCTTATAAAAGTATTAAGACCATCAACAATTAATACTTTTTCTTTTCCTAATTGCTGATAGTCTTTTTCTACTTCGTTTAGTAACTTTTTATATGTTTCGTTCATAAACCTTTATTCTGTTTCGATATCGGGTTCTGGTATTTCACCACCGTTATCATATGTAATTTCATCCGGATCGATTCCTTCTTTTTTATATTGTAAGATTGTTGATTCACAAATCTTTCTATAAATTTGGTCTCTTAATTCATCTTTAACTCCCATCATTTGAATGAAATCTTTAGATTGGAATTTGATAACTTCACCAGTATCAGTGTCAATGTATTCGTACCATGCACCACCTTGCTTAACTAATTTGTTATCTTTCATCACCTTTAACCATCCACCATAATTATCAATACCTCTATCAAAGAAAATATCGAAATCTGCAGAACGTAATGGTGGTCCTAGTCTATTCTTAATAACCTGTGCTCTTACTTTGATACCAATGATTCTCTCACCTGCTTTAATCTGTCCCATATTCTTTAAACGAATACGAACCGAAGCGTGGAATGCCAATGCTTTACCACCCGATGTAGTCCAAGGGTCACCAAACATCACACCTAATTTTTGCCTAAGTTGATTAGTAAATACAACGGAGATTCTTTGTCTACCAATTACATTTGTAATCTTTCTCATTGCTTTTGAAATGATAATTGCCTTATCAGTTGCGTAACCATCTTTATCATAATCAGCATCCATCTCCTTTTTAGTTGATGCTGCTGCTACTGAATCGACTACGATTGTAACTAATCTATCCTTATCACCTTTACGAACTTGTTCAATAATTGTATCAATTGTTTCAAAAATATCCTCAACCGTGTCTACTGAAACGTATAATAGTTTAGTTACATCTACTCCAATTGCATCAAAGAACTCTCTACTTACCGCAGTCTCAGTATCAATCAATACTGCTACCCCACCTTGTCTTTGTGTTTCAGCTAAAACGTGTGCTGATAAAAGTGATTTACCACTTTGTTCTAAACCGGTGATTTCGGTAATTCTTCCTACGGGTAATCCCCCATAAGGTCTGTTCGAAATTGCTACGTCTAACATTGCTGTTCCAGTGGAAACCCAACCCGGTACATTGGTTGGGGCCCCATCGGAATCATCATCCAAGAAGAAAGCTACCTTTTGGTCTTTCCACTTTTTGTTAAGACTATCGGCAATTTGATTTGCTAAGTCTACTTTTGCCATAAAAATTATGAATTAAATAAGTCATCAAATGCTGCTGCCACATCCACTTTAGGTGCCGGTGCTGCTGTCTCATCATCCCAAGGTAAATCATTTGGTAGTGAACCAATACCTACACCTGGAATTTCCGTTAATTGTTCTTCAACTTTCTTTGGTTGAGGAGCTAATGTTTGTTGTGTTACCGAAGGAGTTGGATTTTCTTCCTCAATTGCTGCTGTTGGGTTTAACCAATTCTCTAACACAGTCTTTAATTCTGCATAAGATAATTCGGAATAGATGTCTGTAATATCAGTTTGTTCATCTAATAATTTAGCTGCAGTTGCAGGAGTATCATGTAATAACGATACATTTGGTTTCACTCTGATTCGAGTTTCAGGATATGTTTTACCTGCTTCCTCTACGATTTCAATAACAATATCTCTACCATTTGTTTCATCGGTAATATCACCATAATCAGGATCAGCTACAATAGCTAAAATCTCTTGATAAACAGTTTTACCAAATCCCCAAAATTTAACACCCTCATTCTCTTGTCCTCTTACGACAATTGGTGCGAATGTTCTTAACTTTGGTTCCATTTTCTTACCCGCTTTCCAATTCTCAGTATCACCTAATTTCTTAAGTTTTTCTGCGAACTCTAAAATTGGGTCAGGTCTTCCAAACGAAGCTGGACTCAAATAAGTTTTGTTGTTAATGTTGTAGTGAAATAATAATTCAATGAAAGGATTTTCCTTATTGAATTTGTAAGGTACGATACGAACTTGGTATTTACCAGGTTTGGTTTTCCACAATGAGTCCGTTTTCTTCGAAGTGTTTTGCAACGAATTAAGACGTTGCTTGATTGCATTAATGTTCATGCTGTTTTGTTTTTAAGTTTTAAAAATTTGTTTTTAAGTTTTAAGATTATCGCGATTTAATCTCACGTATAAATATCGATTTTCTTAATTCCTATACAATAAAGATACGATAATTTACTGAAACTACCAAATTATTTAGAGAGTAATTTTATCCTTCTTTCGAGGTAAAAAACTGCTTTCTTCAAATCCTCTAGTTCCTTTGCTGGGTCCTTCTTTCCGGCCCTTGCTATGTATTTTGCTACATTGAATAGGTATGCATCTTTGTCTAATCCCCATGCTTCACATACCTTTATTACCTCATATGGGTTATCGATACCACCATAATATGCTGGTCCGTTTACTGCTTCTTTTATATCTGACATATAACTTATTTTTTTAATCCGTACTTAATCCATTTATACCAAACTCTTTCATGTAGATAATACTGAATAGGTTTGTAAATCAATTCTGCTACCCCAAATGCAGCACCTACTTTAATTGAACCACTTATCCACCACATTAATAAAAATCCAACTAAGGTACTTACAATACGATATGATATGGTTTTTGCAATATGTCTCTTAATCAACGGCATATTCTATAACATCTCCATCAGTGTCCATATAACCTTTTCTAATTTTAGTTCCACTAATCAATTCGATATCAGCAGGAGGTGGATGATTGATAACCTCATACCCTACACCTCTACCATAATTTACACTTTCAATATCAGGAATAATACTTAGTAAAATTTTATCTATGTTTTCTTGAAAAAATGGTTCTTCCATCAAATCCATCATAACTTTGTATGCAGATTTTGGATTTTCCTCACTTTCTTCTACATCTCTAATTGCTACCCAAACATCTTTTCCTTTGTCTAATTGTTGACGAATTAACCATTCGTGTCCTGCGTGCCAAGTTTGCCATCTTCCGATGAACATTGCGTATTTTCTTTTCATAACTCTAATTTACAACTTATTTTAATATAAACCTAATTTTTCTTTGATTTTTTCATAACTTTCAAATGGTTTTTCATTCGTAGTATCTACATCAATAAAATTCTCCAAAGGTGGTTCGTAGTTTTCTACGTGAAAATGGTTTCTACCTCTATCATCTGAACAATGAACATACAATTCTTTTAAATCATTTCCTAACTTTTCTTTGAATGCTTCTCTTTGATCTCTATAAGGAGATACTAATGAAACTATAACATTATATTTCTTTTTATGTAAGAATAATGCTAGATTCTGTGCTAGCTCTATGTTTCGTCTTCTACCTGCTTCACTATAATCTTTGTTTTGAAATATTTCTCTTATATCATCACCATCGATTATTTCTATTCTGTTGTTAAAACCACTAATACTTCTCAACCAACCTGCTAATACTGTCTTACCACTACCAGGTTGTCCTGTTAGCCATATAATCATAATTATTTATTTTGTCAAATCTATCACATCAAATACTCTAGTGTATATTTTTTTTACACCTTCTGTATTTGTAACCAATATACAATTTCTATATTTTTCCCAATCCACTTCAAACTTATTATCTAATTGTCCACCGGTCGCTTCCATAATAACATTGTTCAATGCATTGATTGTATATAATGTATTACTTTGTTTTTTTCTATGAACCAAAATAGTTTTCATTTCTAAGTTTGGTTGTTCATTTTCTATTACCACATTATAAGTTACAAACAATTCATTTGGAATATTTTTGTTTTGAAGAACATAGATGTAGTTATAGGCTAATGTATAATTGCTTTTAATTAATTCTATATGATTTTCTACATCTGTTTTTGTACTAAAAGTACAAAGTAATTGTGTCTTCATTTATTTTATTTTCCTAATCTAATGAAATAATATGTGATGAATTTGGATTATTCATTGCTAATGACATACATCCTTTTGGTCCATTTTGTACATTTGCAGTTGCTGCAATTCCTGGATCATAACTCCAACTCATTCCACATTTATTTAACAATTGATTCTTTTTGAAATTACCTTTACCATCAAATAATTCTCTACTATTTTTAAATAAAGTATATTTTAAATCTTTATTATAAATTTGCTCTACTGCTGCACCCATTCTTGCCCATAAACCAACCATTCTTTTATATTTATCTTTTCCTTTTTTATCTAAACAATTTCCCGCACCTTTTTTATCAACCTTACCTGCAATTAAAGCAGCTTGATGTTGACCTTCTCTTCTAATTTTAAATGCTTCTTCTTTAGAAATGATACCACTTTTAACTGCATCATCTATGTATGATTCAATCATTTTTTCTTGTTTATCAATTTCCTTATCGTCTGGTAGTTGATTTATAATATCTTCGTATTGTCCTAATTTTTTACGTTGTTCTTCTTTTGATAATTTAGTCCATCTTTTACTTGCTTCTTTTTTAGCATATTCAGTTGCTTCTTCTTCTGTTTTACCTGCCTTAATTGCTGCTTTATAATCTTTATCAAATCCTTCTAATCTTGGATTTTGTTTTGCAAACCTATCTTTATTTCTAAATGCAAATGTGTAGGTATTCATCATTTGCAATGTTCTATCTTTTGTTTTAAATTTACCATCTTTACCACCAAAAAATTCAGATTGTAAAACCCTCTCAATACCACTACTTGCACCACCTTCTAAGAATTTTTCAGATACGCCGCCTGTAAATACTAAACTTTCAATAATGTTAGATACTTTACCTGTTATTTGTTCTGCTAAATCTTTTCCTTTTGTATTTTGTTTTAAAATATCTCTAGGTGCAAATACGATAATATCTGAAATTTGAAATGTACTATCTGCTGGTAAATATGCTTCATATCCTTGTCCTAAATAAGCTGAATATCGTAGTACCTCAACAAAATCAGGAACACCTTGTCTAAATGATGGACTCTTTACCATACGTTCCATTAAGTGTTCTATCTTACTAACATATTCATTTCTTAACTTTTTTTGTTGTTCAAGTGGTAAGTTATCAAAATTAGGAGTTTCGTATGGAGATTTTGTATTGTTATAAAATTTTAATATTTCAGCTTCTTCTGTTCTTAATTGTCCTTTATTTGCTTTTCTAAAAAAAGATTCAAATTTTTTAATACTTTTTTCTTTTACATTTTTTAAAATAGTATTTCTACCTTCGTTTGTTGTAGGTTCAGCTCCCCAATCAATCATTTTTATATTATTACCACCTTTTGAAAAATAATCGACTACACCATTATTTTGTTCTGCTGCTATTATTAATTTATCTGCTTGTTTATTTGCTTCATCCGGAGACATCTTTTGATTTTTAATAAAAGATTTAACCAAATCTTCTTTTTTTGGTAGATTTACTTTTTCTATTTTTTGTCCATTACCAAATTGAAATGAATTACCATCATGTTTAATTGGTGTATCAACACTATTAGGGTTAATACTCATAGCAGTAACACCTTTCTTTGGAACCGGTGGAGTGGTAGGTGCATCATTAGAACCACCATCCGCACTACTACTTCCAAAATTACTCTTTCCGTATTGAACTAATTTATCTAAATTCTTATTACTAACTTTTACTTTAATATGTTTAGTTGCTTTTCCTGGAGGATATACAATATAAACTGCTGCATCTTTTGGATTATCTTTAACTCTTAAATAATTTGCTGCAATTTGTTTTTCTTTTGCATTTAGATTTTGACCATTTAATGTCTTTGTTAATGCTGTTATAATTCCTACGCCATCTTTTGTAGGTATTCCTCCGGCTTTGATTATCTTAGCCAATTCTTTATTTGCTGCACTAATAGTAGCTTTTGCTAATTTAGGGTCATCAATAATTGGACCTGATTTAGTTGGTTTTTGTTGTGGTACTACTTTAGAATTTGGTTTTTCTTGTGGTTTTTGTTTAGCATAGTATTGTGGTTCTTCCGGATTAGGGTCATCTACCATATCCACATTTTTTTCACTATACCCAGCCCCTTTTAACATTGCAGCTGCTGCGTGATATGCTGACCTTGCACCTGCACCTTTTTGGTCTTTATAATTTAACGCCGATGCAACTGTTACATCTCTACCTGTATCTGCATTT